ACACCGCCCATTTCGTTCATCTTAGTAAGACGGACATCAAAATGGGGTTTTGCGCTCATACCCTGAGCCGTCTCCAATAGCAAGTCCTTCAAACCGGGCACGAACCTGTGCTCATACGCGGCCGAGTAATACTTCCCGGCCATATAATCTCGGTCACCAACTTGCGTGTTCTGGTTAGCACGCAAGTTGATCTTTGCAAGCACGCGCCCAAACTGGGGAACGGGACGAGTTCTCACTTTGTCGCTCACATAGCGCTTCCTGTAGAAGGTGCCATGATGGCGGGTGGGGGGAACAACGACTTTGGCCTCCATGCCAGCTTGTGGCACAACAACCTGTATCGCTTTTTCCATATCCTTGACCCCCCCATCCGTGTAGAGCCCCATGAAATCGTCCCCGCCATGTATATGCGTGCTCTTTTTGATCCCGGCTAGCAAAGCAGAAGCTAGCAACAGGACACTGCCAACATAAGAGTTCCCTGTGGTAGTAGTGGTCTCCCCAGACCACCTCTGCCCATAGACAGTGGCCTCGATCCCATACCGAGTCCACACACGAACGCTTGTGTTGCGAGCGAACTCACGCACAAACCATGCCGGAGCCCCATGCTTCGCATAGAACATTGCCTCTCGACGGCGAAATTCCACACTCTGCGACCCATCGTTATTAGCAAAATCGCTTTCCAAAATCTCGCCTGGGGCCGCATGGATCACATCTCCCAGCTCCTCACCAGACTTGCCGCACGCAAATACGACAACATTGCCTGTGTTGAGGGGGTTTTCATGGCTGAGAGATATCTTCATGCGACGTTGGAGTTCCATCACAACGCAGCCAGTCAGGAAATTGTACATATCTGTACCCTGATAGACTATACGTGGCTGGGCCCCATGGTCTTTGAGAAGCACTTCCTGCTTCGCGAACACATGCTTAGTGTCTCCTTGGTAACTCCACTCATTGCTACGGTACGCAGCAAGGAGGCGCTCTGCCTTGGTTGGAGAACAAGTCAACAAATACTTGTTCACCAATGCCTCATCAACACGGATAATTTCGTGTTGAGGTATCTTTTCCATGAGGAGAGCGTGCCCTTTATCAAAATGCTCCATCGACTGCGCTGTCGGGGCATGATCGCACCTCTTCTTCATGGCATGAGCAGTTGCGCCTGCTGTATTGCTTGGCACAGTTACCGGGACTCCCTCCAATATCGGCCCTTTGACAACTCCCAACGAGATGGGGGAGTCATCCTTGACACGGCAAATATTGGCAGTCGCCCGTATGTTCGCGAAGGCAATTTCAGAGTCGTACTGGGTGTGGGCATTACGCTCAACCCCATCTGCCTTAACAGATGCACGTTTCTTGGATGCACCGGTTACCTGTTCTTTGAACCGGTGCGCCTTCTTGGTATCAATAACGATGGGGTCTGTAGCCCCAAATTGAATGTTTGTTTTCATATTTG